AGTTCGAGTCTTCAAGAACTGCAACCTGATGTCGTTCTCCATGTAGTCCCGCATCTTCTGAGAGATGTTGGGATCAAGACTTGGCTTGTACATGCCGACCACATAGTCAGCGGATTCTTCACCGCCGAACTTTCCGTCAGTCAAGTCGAGCGGTCGGTGGCCAGCGTTGTGGTCGCCACGCTTAACTTGATGAAGGACTATGACACAGCAGTCATTCTCACGAGCAAAGTTCTTCATTGCTCGAGCCATGCCTTGCACGGAGTCCATCTGGTTGTCCCCCCACGTTCGCACCAGCTCTAAGTAATCGATGAGCACCAACCTCGGTCGGGCACCTAAACGAGACTCGTAATCGTTGAGAACCTCGGTCATGTCCCCGAGGCCGAGGTCGGGCTCATCTTCAATGACCAGAAGAGGGAGGGAAACACTGGTCATCTCGATAGCGGAACACTTGCCGTGTTCACGCATCGTCTTTTCAATTGTTGTTGTGGCCGTTCCCGTGTAGCAGCTCGACAACCTCTCCAAGATGTAGCGGCCATGCATCTCCAGCGAGAAGAAGACGGTCGGAACGTCAGGGTTATTCGCAGCGACATTTATTAAGAACCATGTTTTGCCTACGCCGGTGCGGGCGAGGAGAATCATGACTTGGCCCGGAGCCATGCCACCTTGTGTGCGGTCGTCGAAGAACGAGTAGCCCAGAGGCACTCGGACAATGTCCGAAGTAGCCCACCTGTACAGCTCATCCTTTACTTCAGGAAGGCCTCGAAGCATCAGGCAGTGATTTTTCCTGCAGCCAATAGTGATGCGTACTGGCTTTGCTTGCCGAGTTTCGTCCATGCCCATTCAGGAGCGGACTGACCGGCGTAGCGAGACACCATGAAGATGCCAACTTTGTAGTTGTTGCCTTCTTGCTTCAGTGTTTCGTGTGTGATGTCAGGGGAGTTACCACCGTTCATTGACGCCTTCTCGGTATCCCACACTTTCCAGTTAGTTGGATTGTGGAACAGAGCGTCCTCGAGCATTTCAATCATGCTGGACTTTGAATGGATCTGAGTCGGTGGACTCGGCTGATAGTCAACTGACGTGTTGTCAGTAGTGACAGTTGCCCCGTCGAACTGGTTCAACACGTTTTGTACAGCAGCATCCTGAGCTTGAGCTTCCGGTGCGAGCTGCACAACAGGAGCAGTAGCGGTACTGACGTCCATGGCGTCAAGCAGAGAACACAAAACAGTTTCCGTGATCTCAGCAAACACGCCATCCCGGACAGCAGCAATAGCTGTGTCCGACTGCACAACATCAGCAGCAATCTTGCCTGCCACTTGCGTGACTATGGATAGGTCTTTGGTATTCATATTGGGTTTCCTTTTCGTGGGATCTAAGACGCTCGAAGGGCCGCACCAAAGGGACATATGTCCCAGTGGTCGCAGTAAGCCTGCGAGCAGAGAAACGATTCAGTGTTAGGGAGGTAGGGGCCTCCGGCATCGATGAGATCGGCAAGCATCTCCGACTGGAGTTTCGTGGCAGCGATCTGTGTCTCGGAGCGTGGTTCCTCGATGCGGTGGAAAGTTGGTCCGTCTAATGCGATTACGTCGTAAACGAATCTGAGGTTGGCATCTGGTTCAGCCAGACCTAGCTCGTGGAACACACCAAGGTAGTAGGCAGCTTGAGGTGTTTTGTATGCCCGGTATTTATCAGCTCGAGGTTTAGCTAACGAATTCTTGTGGTCGCAGAGGATCACGTCTCCGGTTTTGGTTTCCCGGAGGATGAGGTCGATCGTTCCGTGCCTCACCCAGTCCTCTCGGCCCTCCCAAGGCAAGTCGAACTGTTCCTCGATTCCGAGTACCTCGTAGTTAGCGTCCCAGTAGTGCTCGTTCTGGTGATAGAAGGAGATCGCTGAGCCGATCTTCATTGCAGCTTCTTCGAAGTTCAGAATGATTTCGTCAGAGCGAGCTTTCTTAGGTTGGAACTGCCAGTTGAAACGATCACCGGCACGGTCGATCTCTCCTTGAAATACGTCTAACGCTCGCTCGATCCATGGACGTATGTTCCCGAAGAACTCACCTGTCTCTTTGCGATGCTGGTAGTACGCCTCGTGACCGGCATGTATGGCTGTACCGATCGCCCTTACCACTCCAGACGAATAAGGGATACGAGGGTCAAGGTCGTAGGTCAATCGGTGGGCGCAGATCTGGGCTGTGCCGATCGTCGACTGACGCATCTTCTTCATCGCACTCGCCTCTTAACCAAGTACTTAACCTGAGCCACCGTTGCGCCTGTGTTCTGAGAGATCTGCCGGTACGGCTCACCTTCTCTCCACCTGCGAAGAATGTTCTCCTCTTGCCGGGAGTTAAGTTCCGGTGCCCTACGCACGTTCGGCTGAAACTGGTACTTCTTCAGAATCTTGTACACGTACGTTGCAGAGAACTTCGTGCGTTTAGCGATCTCGTGAGCTGTGTACCCATTCAGATGCTCCTCGATGATCCGCCAAGTATCTGGGCGAGCAGCACGTAACACGTATCGAACATGCTCTTCAACTTGCAGCAGAGCCTCAGCTATCTGCTCAGGGTTGAACCCTAAATGACTGAGAGTCATGACTCGCTCGTACAGCGGTCCTCTCGTCAACTCGTCAATTGTGACGTGTCTTCTGAGCAATTCAGCGACAGCTTCTGGTGAAGCGTCGTGATCTTCGTTTAGCGCTTTTGTGATTTGGTCCCGCCAGCCATCGCTAATGGCCGGTAGGGTCTTATTAGATGAGTGGGGCATTTTGTCCTTCTCGTGGGAGCCCTTCGGGGCTGGGAAATAGGGGCCGTTGCTGCGGCCCCTAAATCCTTTTTGCCAGCCATTTAGGGAAAGTTAAAAGACTTTAATGATGGGGTGTGACAGCTACTCCCAGTCCAGTTCCTCCAGTCCTAAAGTCATGTCCGCTATCGCAAACTGCAACGTGTGGTCAACTCTGTTCGGCAGATCGATAGTTGAGTCAAGCTCGTGCCGCTCATCTGCATAAGTGTCTACGACTCGTTGCCCATTCAGCTTTGAAACTTCGAAGCCGTGGGTTTGCACGCCATGCCCGACTTTGAAGAACAATCGCAGCACACAGTTCTCGTCGCCCATTGGCATACTGGCATCAGCAGAGAACCCGTAGGTTGCCAGCTCATGCAGGTGCTTTTGCCAAAAGTTTCTATCGTTGTGCCACACTGCTTTCCACTTCCAAATCTCTCTGGGAAGTCCAAGTTCTCTGGTCCGGTTGACCCAGCTTGAGAACGCTATGAAGCGATGCGGGTCCAACTGGTGGTTGCGGTAGTCGGTGTTGTAATAGATGTAGCCGGTCGTAGTTTGAGCTATGCGCTCAGCCTGCACCGCTAAGTCGATTCCCATACTTTCAACTAAAATTTCAGCTCGTTTGACTGCGACTTCTGTTGAGTACAGGTCACGCAGCAGCATCATGTCTCGCTCGACCTTATCTAGAAGACTTATGTCCATGCTCGGATTCCTCCCATCGTTGTTGCCGTTGTAGTTTTTCGAGCAGCGAATTGGTGTCATCCATTCTCTGAGCTAACTCTCTGATTTGCATAGATTGTTCACGAGCTATTGCCTCCAGAGTTGCGTGCTTTGCAAGCAAATCCTGTTCGGGTAGAGCGTCGTTTTCGAGCGTGATCTCTAGTTCTTCCGCTGAGCATTCAAGAAAGTTCAACATTTTGTCAAATTCGTCTTGGGTTAGCTTCCTCCTCGGATTCGCAAGCATTCTCGAAAGTTTGGATGCGTCTATCCCCAGATACATCGCAAGCTGCTTTTGAGTCGTAATGCGTCGATGTTGGGATAATCGTTTTCGGACTCGATAACTGAGTCCGTTCTGTGTAATGGTCAATCTAATTCCCTCCCAGAAATTTGCTTCCAATAGATAGTTGGACCTTAGACCAATTGTGCAATGTTGTGCATCGCATAATTCAGAGTAGGAATGTTCACTAGAAATGTCAACCATCTGTCTAGTTAACAGGTAACATTTCTCCTTAACGAGGAGGAACGAGAATGCCGTCGATGACGAAACGTGACCAAGAAGTTATAGACCACTACACAAGCTGGGACCCACAAGATGATGAGCGCTCGGCCGACGACATTGCCACCGAGCTAGGCATCACTCGGCAACGCCTATACCAAGTTCTCAAGAAGCACGACGTGCCATTGAAGACCGGTCGACCGGCAGCACCTATCGCTGATCCAGTCGTAGCTGAAGTAGGTCGAGCTGTGCTGGAACAGTTATTTGAAGCCCGGGCAGAGCTAAGTCAGTATCGAGCTAAGTATGGGCCGTTGGACTGATCCCTCGGTCCACAGCACGTACTCCCACAACTCAGGTCCACATTTCCCAGACACTGGTCCACCAAAAGGGTGAATGGCTTGAGTCAGTTCCTCGACTGCGTTTTCAGTTCGTGGACCGAACGCCCCATCGGGGGTCGCTCCGATAGCTGTCTGCAGTCGAGCTACTCGAGTACCACGGGAACCACGCTCAAGGTACTCGAACGTGACCTTCTGGGTAGTGTTGCCGGGGTCGAGATCCCCGTTAGCTATAAGGGTTCTGAGGGCATCGCCGGGGCAGATGGTTGGCTTGATCTGGCTGTGCGGCATGATGTCGACCGCTCCGGGCCACCTGTCTCTCACGAGGTCAACAGCGGTCTTAATGCCGTCAATCATTGCCGGGGGGATTGCCCCGTTACCGATCAGCGCACAGATCGCTACATGGCTCTTGTTGCTGGCAGTGACACCGTTCGCCCCTGAAGTGTTTGTTAGCCCCCGGCCAGTCCACACTTCCCCCTTCTGGTCGACGAGAATGTTGTACGCAATGTCCCACCAGTTCCTCGGTTTACCCTGATGGACCTGCTGGATCGATCTCAACAATCCGGCAGTGTCCCGGGTCGGAGATATGTCAAACCCAGCGAAATGAATCACGATCCCGTCGACGTTCTTAAACGGACGAGTCTTCTTCGGAGGGGCGGCGTTCCAAGCTGATCTCGAGTGCATCATTCAGTCACCCGGGCGGTGTCGCCAAAAATAGAAAAGGCCCGGCCGTTACGAGGAGGAACTCGAAAAACGACCGGGCCTAAGCTTGGTGGGGTTTACTGTCTAGGCTACTGCAGAATCGTGCCGTTCCACAACAGCAAGAATGGATTTAGCTCCATTAATGAATGCTTCTACCTCTCGACTGTTCAAGTAGAGAAGTTCGAGCGAATTCACTTGGACATACCACTCAAGTCTGTTCGGCTCGGCAGCGTTCTGGCCTTTATGGAAACTTTGGATAGCGCCCTTATCGACCAGTGCCCGCAGCGCCTCAGTTATCTGGGACTGTCTAGACATTATTCCCTCCTCTCTATTCGTCGGGTTTAGGTTCGGACAAAGAAGCTGCTAACTGCTCAGCTTCCTCTTGACTGTTACCAAAATGGACAGTCACACCGAGGTTGTCTTTCACAAGGAAAGCCACGGTGTTCAGTCCCATGCCCAGCGGCACTACTCGCCGCTCGACTGTGTGAGTGTTAGCTGTGGTAGTCACGGGCACACTCCTGTCTCAAGGCAATAAGTGATTTCCATGTCTGAGACGATGATGTACACGATCAAGAAGCAGATAAGAAACACTCCGGTCTTGCCGTGCTCGGTGAGCTGAATCATGTCATCAGCTCTTTCCGATAACTACGCCAGAGAGCATCTCCGAGCCTGCAGCCGATCATGTAGAGCGCCGTCATGGCGTTCTTGTTCATGTCGGTCTCCGGGCCACCTAACTCAGATAGATCTTCAGACCATGCACCGAGGCCAACAAAAGCCTCCCAGATCTGATCAGTGTAGATAGGCACGCATCCGTCAACGACTTCGTGAATGATGTCGACAGCGTCGTCGTCCATGATCTCGAGGACATAGTCCTCGTTTTCATGCCACGGCCGAGCTTTGTCGATCGCATCACTGCGCTGAAATTCCATGCGTTCGATGAACGCATCACGGACAGACTCAAGGAACTTTGAGCCTTGACTTTCTCTTCGTGGGGTAAACGAGGTGTCTGCCTCGTTTTGCAATCGAAATGCTGACCAATCCTTAACCGGCTGGTCATTCACTTCGATAATGGCTACGTTGCTCAACGAATTGAGCTTTTCGTAGTTGTTCATATTTCCTCCTCGTGGGTTTAAGGGGTGCTGATAGCACCGAGTTGAGGATCGGCCTCCCTAACCAATCCACAACTCGCTGACATCAGCTAATGCCAGCAGCAGCTTTCAATTTGTCGCTCCAATCCAGATGAGGGTGCGCTCGCACGATCTCGATCTGGCTGTATGCGTCATTAAAAAC